CATTGTGCGCCATCCCATTTGTACTGTACGCCTGTGGTCAAGTTAGTAAAATATTGAATAGTTGTTACTGTAGCAGGATTAAATGTTTCTTGCCATACAGTACCAGTCCATTGAATTATGGAATTACCTTTAATCACCGTGTCGTTGCCTATGAGATCTTTCCAGGCATCTGGGCCGTCGTAGGCAGTTGACCCAGAATCAAAGTTGTTCCAGCCAGCATTTTCCACGTGCTGTCCTACATTGGCACTGTTATTGACATCGTCTAATACTAGATATCTTGTGCCTACAGGAATTGCGGCAATACTTCCAAATTTTTCAATAGGGCTAAACTTGTAGGGATCAACGATAGCAGTCACAGGTAATATTGTATTAGTAGGGACTGTGTCCATGTCAAGATCTATCACTAGATATGTAGGATCAACTTCATTTACGGTAAATGTGCCTGTGACTTCATAGCCGCTGGGCTGTGTAAAATGTATTCTACTGGTGCCTGTATACCCACCGTGAAGCTCTAGTATTTTATACCAATCTAGTCTTTGTTGATTGCCTTTGTAAGGAGTTTCATCTAGACCTAGGGCTATCACTGCTTCATATACATTTAACACAGTGAGATCATACAATCCTGTAGCCTTGTTTAATATTAATAATACACCAAATCGATCCACGGTGTTTCGTATCTGAGTGGACGCACTGTCACCATTGAATATGAGATCTTCTAGACCTAACAATTGTCCTGATTCCCCAAATACATTCATGATGATGTTTTTAATAATACCCATTTTCTTAACCTTAGCAGGCGGACTGATCCAGATAGGAGTTTGAAAGTCTAGGGTACATATATCAATGTCACTTTCTGTTCCTTGAGGAATAGTTCTAGAACTAAAATTAATGCTACTAAGATCTACTACACTAATACTGGTCCAGTCAACATAGTTGTCTGTGGTTTGAATTTCAAGGCTGGGATTAAACAATACCAAAATCTGTTCCAGCAACTGAAGTTTTTGATCTGTGTTACTGGTCCAGATTTCTGCTTTCATAGACAGTTTGAATGGAGTAGGCATGAGTCTTTCTACTGTGTACCCACCGCCCTGTACACCACCGTATTCTCTTTCGCCTGCTGGATTAGTAGTATACTGCCGTTCTCTCACAGATAGTTTACTAACAAAACTATAGTCACTGAGTCTAGAATTATCCAACTCAAGACCACTGATATAACAGGCTATTCTAGGCACCGTTGACAGTTTGTTTTCACTGTTGTCTTTAATCATGCTGGCAACCTGTCTGGTCATATCACCGTACAACACAGGCACGTGTCGCTCCTCAGGAACATCGCCTCCAGTTTTGTATTTGAATCCTATAAAGATTCTCATAAACTGTGTGACATATCGTCTTACTTGCGCATCGTAAAAATAATCCATTATTCATCTGCCTCTGGTCTTAGAGCCTTGCTGAGACTCTGTCTTTCTTTCACAGTGTGTCCATTTATTGTGTCTGTATTTGTATTGTTAATAAATCCAGCTTTTTGTGTCTGACGAACATCCTTGCCTTCAAATTGATCACCTACACCAACATCACTTGGTCCCAAGTTACTCATAGTCATTCTTACCTTGTCTTCAACTTTGACCCATCTTGATCCGTTATATCTAAACAACCTATAAGGGAAATAATCTTTACGTAGACAGAATTGACCATTTGCAGGAGCTAGAGGAAAGGCTATGCCAGCCGTAAATGGAGCACTGTTTGGAGGAACACCATCACCAACAAGATATCCGTTATAACCAGATATTTCTGATGATAGTAAAGCGGTGGCAGCAGTAGATCCTACATACACCGGAGTACCATCGATGTTAAACAAAAGATTGCCTGCTTCATCAGTGGCCTGAGTTTCTAAGCTAGCATCTAACAGGCCGTTATCTGCGCTGACCAGTACCGGTAATTTATCCTCGTCCACGGTTAGCGTATAAAACTGGGTAGTATCTGAACCGCTCCTTGGAGCATCTGCTTCGGCCTGATCAAGCACTGCCTGGGTGATCTGCATTTCTTTTTCGTAGGTGCTCATTATGTTTCGTAAGCTGTCGGCTAGTTCATAATAGGTAGCGTTAGGAGGTGCAACTCCAGTTACTTCTTGTAGCACTGTATAATTTTTTCCATCCAACCCAGTGACAACATCACCTGGATAATAGATTACAGCAGAGTTGTATGTACCAACCATTGCATCTTTGTTAGCAACCTGATCCAGTATTTCTTTGAATTCTTGACTGTCAACTAGGGGTTTACATTTGGCACGATATAGATGCGGATACCAAGTAACTGAGAATCCTTCTGCAGCCCGATTTACTTCTTCAATTACATAGAATCTTTTAAGAGCAAATTGAAAGTCATTAAGAGCATGATCATCTTTTAAATGCGGCAGTTCTATAACATCTCCACTGATCAACTTACGGCCTAATTTTTCTATAGTGTCGTTGATATGAAACGTAATAAAAACAGTATCGTTTTGTAAAAATAATCCAAACTGGCTTAGATTAAAATCTAGATCTTGAAGACTGTACACTCCTCGCATGATATAGATATCGGGATCATACTTGCGATCTCTGTTTTCTAAAAACAGCAGGTCTTGGATCTGTGTAGGATCACTGGTGTTATATACGGGTTGTGTAGGAGAGGCAGTATTCCCAGTAGATCCGGGACCTAGATATCGATGTATAAACACATCAGTACCACCAACCTGGAACATTTCCCAGATATTTTTATCTATAAATTTATAATCATTGCCCTTTTCAGGACGGTAAAGGCTCAGTCTTGGCATAGTCATATATTTACCGCTACGATAAATAGTTGTATGAGCCAAATAGACCAATCCAAGCAAGAAGTTTTTAGTTACTGCAAAGCCATGCTAGGCGACGGCATGATTGACGTAGAGCTAGATCCTATACATTACGAAACTGCACTAAACAGAGCATTAGGCGTATTTCGACAGCGTTCAGATAATGCCGTTGAAGAAAGTTATGCATTTTTAACGCTGAGAGAAAATCAGCAAGAATATATTTTGCCTAAAGAAGTACAACAGGTGCGACAAATATTTCGTAGATCAGTTGGATCAAGAAGTGGTAACGGTACTGGCGGCACAGTATTTGAGCCGTTTAACATGGCCTATACCAATACCTATTTGTTGAGTTCGACAAATATGGGCGGACTATTAACCTACGAATTATTCAGTGGTTATCAAGAATTAGTAGGCAAGATGTTTGGATCGTTTATCAATTTTACCTGGCAACCACAAAGTCGCAAGATAATGATTCAACAGCGTCCTAGGGGTGATGAAGAAGTAATGTTATGGGTTTACAATACTAAACCAGATTTTGCTATTATTGACGATACCTATGCAGGACAATGGATCAAAGACTATAGTTTAGCCAACTGCAAGATGATGTTAGGTCAAGCTCGTGAAAAATTTGCTCAAATTGCTGGCCCGCAAGGCGGAAGCAGTCTAAACGGTGCGGCAATGAAAGCAGAAGCCACTACTGAAATTGAAAAACTCACAGATGATTTGATGAAATTAGTACCAGGCGGCCAAGGATATACTTTTATTATAGGTTGACCGCAGCAATATTCTCCTGTATACTTTATACAGTTGGAGAATATTATGATTATTGGAATTTGCGGTTTTATTGGCTCAGGTAAAGACACAGTTGCAGACTATCTAGTGAATTTTCACGAGTTTCGTAGAGAAAGTTTTGCATCAACCCTTAAAGACGCAGTGGCATCAGTATTTGGCTGGGACAGAACCATGCTGGAAGGTCGAACTAAAGAAGCACGTGAATGGCGTGAACAAGTAGATCCTTGGTGGGCCGCTAGACTAGATATGCCTACATTGACTCCAAGATGGGTTCTACAATACTGGGGTACTGAAGTTTGTCGTAAGGCATTTCACGATGATATATGGATTGCCAGCCTAGAAAACAAACTGCGCAACAGTCGAGATAATATTGTTATTTCAGATTGCAGATTCCCCAATGAAATTGAATCACTAAAACGTGCAGGTGGCAGCATTGTTTGGGTACAAAGAGGCACACTGCCCGACTGGTATGCAGATGCAGTCAGCGCAAATCAAGGCAACAACGTGGGATTGAACGCAATGAAAATGCGCAAGATACACGCTAGCGAGTGGGCTTGGTTAGGCAGTGATTTTGATGTGGTCATTGACAACAATAGTTCTATTGATGACCTTTATAGGCAGTCAGCTAGTCTAGTAGTCAGCGACAAGATCGCCCTGTCGCCAAGTGATTCCTTCTTTGCCTAGTATTTGAGCACAGTTCGAACACACAGTTTTTAAATTGTTGTAGCGACAGTTGTCTAGATTGCCGTCCATGTGAAATACTCTAAAAACTTCTTTGTGTGCTGAACGAAATCCGCACTTGTCGCATTGATTTTTAATTCGATACCCAGATCGATACCATCTGGGTA